AATTATTGCGCCGTTTTTTACTGGATCATGATGTGTAAACGTAAAGCCGCGCTTATTTTTGTTCGCTGTGGTTAACTCCTCACATGCTTTTTTATCTAATTTCGCGCCGTTACTTGGTAGATCTCCGGCCTGGTTATGCCGCCAAAATTGGCCCTTGGGTAAAGCTTTGATCTTATTTAAAAACTCTTTAAATGATGTACCGCGCAAATGTTTGCTTACTTTGGACCAGTGCCAGGATACCGGCCCGGTTTTAGCATAGCAGCCAGCGTTTATAAATGGACACGTGGCCGGACATGTTGCGGCCTCTGTAGTACTTACCGGTATAGGGCCTGTTTTCTCATTGCTACTTATAGCGCTTAAATGTGTTATATAATTTCGCATTGTCTTCTCTTCTTTTTTTATTGTGGTGAATTGGTGCGCCAGTGGCGCGGATCGGATTAATTATATTTGCATGCGTTCGCACTCTTCTATATAATCAATAAAATCTGATAAATCTGTATCTAAGCTTGGGCCGTTTAATTCCCAGGTATAATGAGCAACAAAGCCAGTGTTTACAAATGATCCAGCGCTTAGTTCATTATTCTTTTTATATATTTCAAAATAAGCCTCTTCACCGCTTTGGCATTCATAAACGCCTAGATATCTAGTAACTGCTTTAGATGCGTAATTTTGCGAATTACATGCCTCTTTATTTGTTGGCGCTGTTTTATTTATGTTCATGTTCTAACCTCTTTTGATCTTTTTTAATATATATGATGGAATAAACGAGAGCGGCCGCAATACTGTTAATATTGTGATCTTTGCAAGCTCGTTTATTATGTGCGCAATTGTTATTAAATAGTTCATGTTCTAACCTCTCTAAGTTGTTTATTTGAACTGCTTAAATGTAACACTAACGCAACGTTAATTCCTAGTAATATGTGAACATTAATTAAATAGTAATATTGCAATAGATCATAATAAAATAGATAACAGACGGCCAGCGCCGGCCCTGGCTTTATGTTGTTATATGTTGTTACATATTGCGCGCTCTCCTCGTAAAGCATTAGGTTAATAGTCTAATTCTTTATATTTTAACCGGATACCACAAGGCCAGCAATTCTCTTTCCACGAAGTCACTCCCTAAAAATTTTTTTCTCTTTTTGTGAACACTCCGCAAGCGCTACATTAGCGTAACATGGATTGGGTAGAACTAACAGATGAAGATGCGGAACGCCTGATTAGAACCATCACTCGCGCAAAAGATTATGCAAAGAAGATGGCCATATTCCAAAGCGGTTTCCTAGCACCTGAGATGAGATGGCTGCAAACATCAGCACATGAGCTTTATGATGAGCTATCGCCACGCGAACGCGAGGTATTTAATATGCGCATCCAACAACATACATTCCCAATCATAGCAGATGCGCTCGGCATCAGCGAAAGCAGTGCAAAGACCTACTGGCTTAGAACCATGACTAAATGCGCCAAGCTCTTTGTGTCGCCGAATAAACTATAAGTATATGCCTAAAAAAGTAGATATAGATCCTGATAAAGTAAAAATGCTCGCCAGTTTTGGCTGTACATACCTGGAAATTGGTAAGTACTTTGCTGTGAACGAGGCCCTGATACGCAAGAAGTACAGAACCGAGTACGAGCAAGGCAAAGAAGAGATGAAACTCTCACTACGCCAGTTACAATGGAAACATGCTGGACAAGGCAACACGGCGCTGCTCATATTTCTAGGCAAGAATTATTTAAACCAAACTGATAAGTCTCAAGTAGACCACACCAACAACCTGGAGTTAGTACTAAAAGAAGCAGGGTTTCAAGGTAACCCAATGGATGATCAAGCAGATAGTCAACAAAAAGAAATTGTGGAAGCTGGTGGGATACCAACCGACTCCGCAACAGCTTAGTATACACGACTCCAGTGCGAGATTTCGCATCAATTGCCAAGGACGGCGTAGTGGCAAGTCCTACTCAGCAGCATACGAGATACTTCCATATTTGCTAACGCCAAACACGCGTGGCTGGATAGTATCACCAAGCTATAACCTATCGCAAAAAATTGCGCGTATCATTAAAGAAGATATTATGGTCAATCTCAAATTGCCTATTGAGAACAAGAAAGAGGTTAATGGTGATTTGTATTACATCAAACTTGCAGGACTGAACTCGGAACTGTCGGTTAAAAGTGCTGACTCACCTGAATCATTGATTGGTGAGGGCGTTGACTACTTAGTCATTGACGAAGCCGCCGCGCTTCCAAACAAACTTATATGGGAACAATATTTACGTCCAACACTATCAGACCGCCAAGGCTGGTGCTTAATGGTATCAACTCCTCGTGGTTTTAACTGGTGGCACAAACTGTGGGAGCGAGGCAAAGATGACAAATATCCTGATTGGCAGAGTTGGCAGCATCCAAGTAATGAATCACCATTCTTCAAAGATGATGTTGAAGATTTAAAAAAGGAGCTAACAAGTGAAACATTTTATCAAGAATATCTCGCGCAATTCACATCATTTAGTGGAAAGTGTTACCCATACTCCGATGCCATACACACAAAGAAAGGTCTTAAGTACAATCCCAACTTGCCAGCATATTGCAGCATCGACTTCGGTTACCGTAAGCCAGCAGTTGTATTCTGTAACATCGACTTTAACACAAAAGGGTTACCAACTATCTATCAATTTGACGAAATAGCAATGGTCGAGAATATCAAAACAGAAGACCTTGCTGATATGGTACGTAAAAAGCCATACCAAATTGCTGGTTATTTTGGCGATCCGGCTGGTGGCGGTAGAAATAGCCAGTCAGGCATTTCAGATATACAATGTTTTTGGCGCAAAGGTATGCGCGTACGTTACCGCAAAGATGCAATGACGCGTAACGTGGTAAATGGCGTATCGCATATGCGTAGATGGTTTGAAGATGCAAATGGTGATAGTCATTTTCAAGTATCAGATAAATGTAAGGGTAGTATTGCCAGTTACGAAAATTATAGATATCCCGAGAATAAAGCAGACCAGTCTGTTAAAGAAGAACCGCTCAAAGATGGTGTATATGATCACGTAAACGATGCGATGCGTTACTTGATTTGTAATCTTTTTCCTATAAAGAGTAGAATGGCTGGAGTAATAGATTGGTAAGAAATATATGGTAACAATTCCTGATTTATCGCAAAGTGCGATAGCTGAAAGTTTAAAAGATAGTTTAAGATACATCGAAGATGAGCGCGTGCGCGAACGTGACTACTTAATGGACTGGTACGAGGGTATCAACATTGAAAGTTATGTACGTGACTACTTTAGTGCAGAAACACTAAGACAAGCGCCACTGATTAATTCTAACATAACTGGAAGAGTCTGCGCTGTACGCAGTATGACATATAAGCGCCCCCCAAGAATGCGCGCTTCGGATACTTACCTTGCCTCCATAAACATCCACAGTCTTAATGCGCAGCGCAGGCAACTTGAAAGACTTACATTTTTATTAGGATGTATGGCATTTCGCTCTAGATGGTGCGAATTAGAGCAAGAATTAAAGTATGAGATATTATCTCATTTTACGCCAATATTTTTAGCTGGTGATAGCAGAGATCAGCCAATTGGCGTTTGTTATCCAATTGAATATCAAGGCAAT